CCAAAACGATAACCACCTAATAATAATGCGATACCACTACCATGCCCCACATAATCTACACCTTCATTTCCAACTAACCAACGAGTTCTCGTGTTATACCAAGCTGAATAACAAACACCTGATGATAAAATATAAACCGTTACGTTTTGTCCGCTTAAAGCTTGAATACCATAAAGGTATGGTTTGGTATGGTTGGGTTGCCGATGGCATATAAAATCTAAATACCATCGATCCGGCAATTGAAGGCCAGTAAGAGATATAGTCGGTAATACAGTCCTACAATTTACCGCAGCAAGTGTCATTTAAAGAGTCCAAATAATTAGATATTTTACTAAATCAATACTAATCAGTCAAGATATTATAACACTTCACTCAAAATATGATAAAATAAAACTCATACAGCCCATCCACCCAACCAAATCCGTCTAATAACGGCTCAAATCGTCGATTTTAGCGATGTTTTAGCAAAATCAGTACCCAACTATTACAAAAACTTAAAGTGTCCAAAATCGCCGATTTGACCGGTTTACAGACGGATATGAGGTTATTATGTCAACGACTGAACCCGAACTTCGTATTAGTAAATCTTCACAGTCTATTACATTTTCCATCAAGAGTGATACTGGATGTAAATTAGCCATATTGGATTTAAGCTTGATGTTAAATCAACCAGAACAGTGTCCAGCAGGACATTGGTACTATTTCAACCGTATCAATATTCCCACTAATTTTACGCCTGCCAATGCTGCATTATGGTTATACCATGCCATGACAGTGTGGGCCGATTATGAAAATGTCCATATTTATAACGAGATACTTGCATACCCAAACTCAAAACTCAATACCAAACAAATTATGACTTTTGAATCTTTATATGGCTTTAAAAAACTACCGAGCATCCCCAACACCACTATAAGGTTGGCAAACTCTCATGCTTGATACTCAATTAGTCATTCAAATTTATGAGTCTGATAAAGACATTGATACATTAAGCAAAGATTTAGACATCGAACCCGAAATAATATTGAAAATACGAATTGGAAAATACGGATCAGAACATACTAAAGACTTAGTACCCGGTATGTTATTAGTCCGGCATCGACTTCGCCGACAACCCAACCGATTTACTCAAATTGAATTAGACTATATTGCTAAATCTTCTGATCCATATCGAAAACTTGCAGATCAGTTTGGTGTTTATCCCGATACTATTCATGATATTAAACATGGATTACTCTACTCTGAACGGGTAAACAGTGAAGATTGTTTTGTGTCTAAACCACGGAAAAACATGCGGAATCGTCATACTTTAACACCTGAACAAGTCCAACAAATTATTTTCCAATTACCAACCAAATCTAATAGCCAACTGAGTAAAGAGTTTGGTGTAGCTCCAGAAACCATATCGGATATTCGGCGTAATAAAAGTTGGCAATCTATTCAAAAACGACCCAACATGGGCGTGTGTCGGGAAAAAGGTTGGAAACATCATAATCGTAAAGTGACACAACGACATGTAGAATTAGCACTTATGACGACTATGAAATTAAAAGATTTTGCTAATAAGCATGGATTTAGTTATGCTGCTTTGAATCGAGCTATAAATCTATACAAAATAAATAAGGCCGGAAACCGGCCTTATTAAGGTAACAAACACAACCCAACATCCCATAAGGACTAAATTACTTTAACCCGACCGGAGCTTGTTTAGCAATGACTATTAATCAGAACGATGATAATGCAATGTATGTACGAGAACTGTGGGACCGATATACCAAAGACTTTCCACCAAATCTACCACCAAATCTCTTTGGGATTTTACAAAAGACTTTTTATTCTGGATTTGTCAGTGGAGCTGGAGCTGTTATATCTTCATTGTCCCAAGGTGATAAAGAAAAAGCAATTCGTATGATTTTGAACATTCAACAAGAGTTAGATACATTCGACCAATTAGTTAAAATGAAAGTAGTTTAGTACTAAACTCCATGATACAGGTATATAATTATACCAATCACCATTATTGGAAAACATCAATGTCAAAAGTGATACAACTAGGTGTATATAGAGTCATGGGTGTAACATATCATGACTTTGCAGATCCAAAAACATGGAGTCAACTTACTTTTGGATTAGCCATTCAATTACAACCAGAACCAGACAACACCCATGACCATAATGCAGTTATGTTAAAGATTGGACATCAGCGGTTGGGTTATGTAGCAAGAACTTTAAGTGAGTTATTTACCAGATTATTAGAGCAACCCGATTTGTGCAGTATAAGAGCTGCTATTTTATCTGTAACCAACACTGACATATTTATCTCGTATGAGTTGATTGTTTAAAACTAAAAAGCCGCCTAAATCTGGCGGCTTTTATCAAAGTAACGGTTAATTTTTAACCGTTACCTTCAGTCAAGCTAGCACTGATAATGGAAATGGGACCACCTTGAATAATATCGGTGGAATTGAGCTTTATGTCACCGTTTCCAGAGTTATTAGTCACATCCATATCCATTACAAATCCACCATCTGAATTTGTAATGCGTGCCCAAGTCGCTGTGCCCGAATTATTCGCTGCGGCGTCTTGAGCAATGCTAGCAAATGTCAATACACCGTTATCGATACTAGATTTGCATGGATGAGAAAAAGTCAATTCACCCAAAACTAGATTAGTAAACGGATCAATTGCACCACCAGCAGTAGCCGGTCGAGTACCAGAATAAATGGTTAAAACACCACCAGCCGATCCTGCATCAATTGCATCAGCAATAACTTGAGCGCGAGAATTACGAGTGGCCGTAGCCAATTTAATGGTCATTACAAACTCCTAAGTTAAACAAAAATATTTTCTTTTTCATACTGTACTGAAACAACATGCACCTTACCACTCAGAGTTGTTTGCGTGGGTTTGCATAATACAAAGTAATCGCCACTACACACATTGCCAAATGTATAATCAAAAGGTGTTTGTGTGTTCAATGGCAATTTCTGCAAAAGTTCTCCATTAATTCTACTATATAAACTCAATGCATAAGTACGTTGAACTGTTTGAGTATTTACAACCCTTCCACCTACAGTATACCGAGGTTCTTTCGGTAAGTAAAGTGTTGGATATAATGCTAAACCCATTGTAACCGAATTAATGGATTCTATATCAGGAATAAAATATCCAAATCTACCATAAAATGCATTAGAATCAATTTTAACGTCTTGTAATGAAGTATTTATTGTTCCAAACAATGCAACCCAAGTAATAGAGTTAATTACTACAGAATTTAAAGTCAGACTTAAATTAACTAATATTGGAGGATGATAAATAGGTGAGATGTCTGATGTAATAGACTCTAATATAGGTGTAAATCTACCCGTAGGCCATGCCGTGCCAGTTAAAGACCAGGAAAACGGATCAAGATTATTAATGAAATAAGTCCAAATTCGTATAGGTGTAAGAAGTTGAATGGCACTAGTAGTAACTTCAGTCTTTAAAGCTAAATTTTGATAAATATTAGCTCTAAGTTGAATCTGACTTGTTAATGCATTAGATAATTTACTAATAAACCAAGCATTTGTATAACCAATATATGTTCCAGGTTCTGGAGCTGAACCAAAAAATCTACAATAAATTCTATCCAACTTACCAGTGGGAATAAAAACCCCAACGACATACTTCATTCTGATATAAAAATCAAGTTGCTTAACACTTTCAACCAACCGCAAATCCATTTTGACTAATGTTTTCATATAACCATGAAAAGCCGCAGTGATTGTAACTTCATTCAAATAGTAATTTTGAAAGATACCAAAAATAGTAAACGGTGTGTATAATTGAAGATGCGTAGTCACATTATCGGTAATGGGAACTAAATTAACTTTATAAGGAATAGGAACTTTGGCCCCAATAGAAGAAGTTAGTTTTTCAGCTTTAAGTAGCATACCCCCTTTAATAATATGAATACCACCAAACTGACCATTAACCGTACTTAAATCAGAAGTTAGTTTACCATAAGTGTAAAATCTTATAGATAATTCAAAATTACCTTTGCAATCCCGCATTGGAATCGCCATTGGACCTTTAACTGTAAAACCTTTAAATTGTGCATAAGCTAAAAAGCCAGTCGCCCATTCAACATAAGATTGACATTCAAAATCCATTGTGCCTACAAAAGGCACAATACCATTAATATCTCCATGTAATTTTGTAGTGTGTTGAAATTGTGGTCCAGAGTCTTGTTCTAAATCTGGAGTAAATAATATACCAAGAATAGGAAAACGGTGTTGAGCAATAAAATTACCTCTAACCCATCTTAAAGTCCAGTAAATTTTATCCCATGTTGTAGGCCAATAACCCAATCGTTCAGCAATTTCTTCTTCACAAGGACCAATTCCAGCTAAATAACAATTTTCAACGGGTTGTGCATCACCGCCTACCCAAGTTCCAATAGAAACATTTGCAGATCGTAAATAAACTGATGCTACACCTGATATGGGTGCATTTAATGACCCATAAATCTTAACCTTACCACGAATATTTGTACTTAAAGGATAAATAAATTGATTATTAGGTTTAGTAACACGAGTATCAGAAATTTCTATTAAAATGCGTCCACTAATTGCATGAGCAGCTTGTCCAATAAACTGATTTCGGTACTCATCTAAACTGTCCATGTTTAGACCAATTCGTCCAACATTTTGTAC